TTTTTGCAATCTGATCGCGTTAAAGCGTTGATTGTTGAGATGCTGGAAAAACTTGCTGAATCTACCGATAACGACATCGACGATAAAGCTGTCGAGTTTATTCGTAACGGTCTTTTCCCAGGTAAATAATGGACTTGGGAGAACCACCGGTATTCCCGTCTATAACGCTCCCTGAGCCGCTTCAATTACCTGTTCCGGTACTGGAGGTACCACGGGCTGATTTGCCCTCTTATACACCCCTTGTGGTGCCTCCTAGCGACCTTAGACCACCTCCAGGTATTGAAGCTGAACCAGCACGGGAACAATCCGAACAAACCCAACCTAAACCAGCCGCTATACCAATCCCAACTCCACCACCGATGCCTCAAATCCCTGAGGTTCAAACCTTTGACGTACCTGGCACTGATGTTACTTTGCCGGTACCAAGTGGTGAAGTTTTGGTTACAGCAGCTACAACAGCTTTTGTGTCAGTTGCTGCCACCCTAACTGCTACTTCACTGTTTAAACACCTAGTTAATTTATTTAAACCTGTATTTAAGCAGTCATGGAACAAGATAACGAAAGGAAAGCCGGATTTATCAAATTCGTCGTCCTCTGCTGGTCCGCTGGACTCTTGACTGCATCTTATGCAGGATGGATGCCAAAAATGGATCCAACATATGTGGCTTCCATTCTTAGTGGTACTTTAGCAACTTTTTCAATCACTCGTGAAAAAAATAAATGAAAAGACTAATCTTGCTAATGCTGTTGGCAGCACCTGTGTCGGCACAATCCGTCACGCCTAATTTTACACAAGGTAGTATGCAATCTACTACTACAACCACAATCGATATTGACCGTACGATTGCTACTGAAGTGTACGGTGGAGATTATAAATCATGGTCTGGAACCAACGTAACACCCAGTGGTTCAATCGAAGATGCATCAACAACTTTCTCAGTAACAAATTCTGGGGAACAGTTTCAACTGGAGATTGTAGAGCGAGCAGCCGGTGTAATCGAGACAATCGACGTAACCGAAACAATCCAACAAGTCTCTACTACTACTTCCTTGTCAGTCTTCTCGCAGTAAGTCCAGCTTACGCAAAGGAGCCTACGGTACAGAACAGTGCTTCACCTGTAGCTGCTGCTACGGGTAACGTTACTAACCAAGCTGTACAATTCCAAAACAATGGTGCACCAAGCCGCCAATATTTTGTAAATGGTAACTCATGTAACGGGACTACTATGACATTCCAACCATTCTATATGGGTGGTGATGTGCATACCGATAGTTACCAACGTAATAGTAATTTTGGAGTGCAGGTTGGATTTTCTGTACCGCTAGATGGTGGTATGGTAGAAACTTGTAAACAAATTGCACGACGGCATGAACAAAAGATGCGACTGGACTACGAACTTGTCCGAGCATTGAAGTGCACTGAGATAATGAAAACTGGCTTCACATTTCGACCCGGTAGTCGAGTAGAGGTGTTATGCCACGACATCGTACCTATTGTATCTCTAATCAATGATTGAAGCTGGTGTCTCAGCACTCGTGGCAGTAATTGCTGGTGGTGCTGCTATTACAAATCGATTACACAACAGAATAACAGAATTGGATCGTCGTGTTGACGCATTTGAACTTCGTGTTGCAACTAATTATGTTCCCCAGGAACAATTTAGTGAAGCCGTAAGCAAAATGGAATCACACATGATCCGTATTGAAAACAAACTTGATCAAATGCTACTTAAAAACTCTTAATTATGGCTTATCAACTTGTAGATACATATTCAGGCAAAGTGCTAAGCACATATCCTAAAAAAGCTGAAGCTGAAAAAGCTTTGGGTCGTTTGTATAACGAGCCTGGTGAGCAACGTTATGAAATTAAATCACCCAGGAAACCTAAGGTGACTGAAGATGCCCAAAAAGAAAGCGACTGAAGACCAATTTAATGAACTCCACAACCTCGTCACAAAAGAATTTTTGGCTAGAATTAAGTCTGGTGAAGCTTCTACTGCGGATCTAAAAGCAGCTTGTGATTGGCTAAAGACTAATGACATTAGTGGGGTCGCTTTTGAAGGCAGCCCCCTTGATAAACTTGCAGCAGTAATGCCTACTGTTGACCCTGAACTTGTCCAGCGGAGACTCCATGGCCCGAAAGTCTAAATTTAGTGGCGCTAAATACGCCAACGGTAACTACAAATCGTATCAGAAAAAGTACGACGCATCTAAATTACAGATCAAAAAACGTACTGCATTGAATAAGGAGAATCGTAAACGTGGCACTTACGGTAACGGTGATGGTAAAGATGTATCCCACAGAAAGAATGGTAAAACATTCCTCGAAGCAGCATCAAAAAACCGAGCACGTAAAGGTCGCGCATGACTCCTCTACTTCCTACCCCTGACGACTACCTCTACAACTTAATCGTTATGACCTCTCCAGAAGCTAAGCGCCTGTGGAGGCGCAGCATTAAGGAACATTTCGACCACACTTGCATCTATTGCGGAAAGACTTATGACTTATCTCAATTATCTATCGATCATGTCCATCCTCGCTCTCGTGGCGGTGAAGACATTGCAACGAATGTCGTGTGTGCTTGTACCAGTTGTAATCAGGACAAAGGAAGTACACCCGTGCTCTCCTGGATGAGAGACAAATTTGGAGTTAATAGACTCCGTGAAAAACTTATTATGGAGTATATTACTTAAATGTATGATGAAGACAATCCACTAGGATTAGACTTTACAACGCCAATTAATCCACTAGAAGTTTTACAAGAAGCAGCTTCAAATGCGTTAAATTTTGTTCATGGTGCTGTACGTTATGTACCACAAGCTTTAACAGATTTTAGACGTTCTGTTAAGCAAGATGTTGAAAGGCTTCAACAACCTGTTCTTCCAACTAACAGGCCACCAACTCCTGTTGAAACAGTACAAAGTTATGCTACTGGGCACGAAAGGTTTGAAGCAGAAACAATGGAACGTACTGCGTCTTTTCTTGAATCTATCGGTGCACCTGAGCCTATTGCAGGTTTAGGTGCTGGTATAACTGGTCTTGTTTTACCCGGTCCTGGTGACATTAAATTTGCCGCAAACGCAGGTGGTATGACATTAATGCCAATGCTTGGTAAAATTACTGCAACAGATCCAGATATTCTTAGAGTTACTGGTAGAAAAACAGGGCAAGATATTGTTTCAACTGCTCAACAAAAAGTTTTTACTAAACGTTCTTCAGAAGTACAAAAATACCAAAACAAACTTGTTTCTTTAAGAGAAGAACTTTCTGTAGCTGCTGAACAAGGTGCTGACAAAAAAATTTTAGATGACATTAGAGATAAAATTGGTGATGCTGAAGAAATGCTAAGCCGTCGTCAATCAAACGTACTTATACCTGATAGTGACGACCCCTTGTGGTACAAAACATCTAACAGTAAAAAAGCTAAAAAACTTGAACAAGTTAGACGTAAAATGGTTGGGACTTATCTCGAAGAACACCATATATTTCCTAAAGGTATGAGCGCCGCTTTCTTTAACCGTATGGATGAATTAATTGCGTCTGGTGTTGCTGAAGCAGATGATTTACTTCTTATGGCAGAATATGCTGCAAAAAGTGGTGTTAAAGCTGGAGATGTTAAATCTAATTTAGTCAATTTAATGAAAGACCCTCATAATGAATTGCATACATTATTGAGAGCACAAGGTGATGAAATTGGTAAACAAAAATGGCAACAAATATTATCTAACGCTGAATCAGTTGATGATGTACTTGCTTTGTGGAAAGATGTTATCGGTAGAAACGTTATACCTAACGCGGAAACTGCTAGGATTTGGCAACCACTTGACGACCTTGTTAAACAAATTCTAGCTAAATGAACACTTTAGACCTACTCAAAGATGATTTCAAGCTGTTCCTGCAGGCTCTGTGGGCGCAGCTTGATCTGCCTAATCCTACCCGTGCACAATATGCAATCGCTGATTACTTACAACACGGTCCAAAACGTTTACAAATCCAAGCCTTTCGGGGCGTGGGCAAGTCCTGGATTACCGGTGCTTTTGTTCTTTGGACTCTTTTTAACGATGCTGAGAAAAAAATAATGATTATTTCCGCCTCTAAAGAACGGGCGGATAACATGTCAATCTTTCTACAAAAACTGATCATTGAAACACCCTGGTTGGCTCATATGCGCCCTAAATCTGATGATTCCAGATGGTCTAGGGTCTCTTTTGATATTAATTGCTCCCCTCACCAAGCCCCTTCTGTTAAATCAGTGGGTATTACTGGTCAGCTTACAGGTTCTCGTGCAGATCTGATGATCCTTGACGATATTGAAGTTCCTGGTAATAGTATGACCGAACTTATGAGAGAGAAGCTACTTCAACTCTGTACAGAAGCTGAATCAATTCTCACTCCTAAGGAAGATAGTCGAATCATGTATTTAGGTACACCCCAGACTACTTTTACAGTCTATAAGAGGCTTGCAGAACGCTCTTACAAGCCCTTTGTCTGGCCTGCACGATATCCACGTAAGACAACGAATTACGAGGGCCTTCTAGCCCCTCAGCTGGTCGATGACCTTGATAATGGTGCAAAGAAGTGGGATGTAACAGATGATAGATTCGACAACGAAGACCTGATTGAACGTGAAGCGTCAATGGGTCGTAGCAACTTTATGTTGCAGTTTATGTTAGATACGAGTCTTTCCGATGCTGACAAATTCCCGCTTAAATGTGCAGACCTTATTGTTACCTCTGTTAACCCTAAGTCTGCTCCTGAGTCCGTCATCTGGTGCTCAGACCCACAAAACGTCATCAAAGACCTCCCAATTGTGGGTCTACCTGGAGATTATTTCTACAGTCCAATGCAGCTCCAAGGAGACTGGGACTCTTACACCGAGACAATCTGCTCAGTTGACCCGTCGGGTCGTGGCTCAGATGAGACGACTGCAGCTTATCTCTCGCAACGAAACGGTATCCTGTACTTGCACGAAATGCGTGCTTACCGAGACGGATACTCAGACAACACGCTCTTGGACATTCTAAAAGGTTGTAAAAAATATGCAGTCTCTAAGCTCGTGGTTGAAACTAACTTTGGTGATGGCCTTGTTGCTGAGTTATTCAGAAAACATCTACAGCAGACTAACATGCAAGTTGATGTTGATGAAGTCAGAGCTACCGTTAG